AATACATTCCAATTACAAACAGTAAAAGAATAGGTTTAATGACAGAAACAGTTCAAAAATGAGTAGTGAATTTAAATTAAGTGACCAAACAAGTGTAGCATTACCAGTTAAAAATATAGTAGCAATTATATCTGCTATTGTTGTAGCAGTGTGGACGTATTTTGGCATAGTTGAAAGACTTAATAGATTAGAGACTAATGAAAAATTAATGGCTCAAGATCTTCTTAAGAAAGCAGATCAAACTCCAAAGAATCAAGAACTATTTATGTTGATTGAGTATCAAGCTAAAACAATAGAAAAACATACAAAACAATTAGAAGAAAACGTTCATACAAAAGTATTAATATCTCAATTAGAAAAGAAAGTAGATAAATTAGAAAAAGAATTAGATTCAGTTAGAGGTAAGTAATGATTGAAGCTGTATTTGCTTTATTAATGTATATGAATGGAAAATTAGAAGGTTATTCACCTAAAGCTAATGTTGCAGAGTGTTTAGAGCAAAAAAGAAAAGTGGAACGTGATGGAACTAATGATGTTACTAAATGGCAGTGCAAAGAAATAAAAGCTATTGTTGAAACTGATAAACATGGAATTAAGAGAATCAAAGAGATTAAAGAATAATGGCTAGAAAAGTAAATGTAGGTAACGGTCTATTCATTAAACAATCTAATAAGAAACGTCCAGGACGTCATTCTAAAAGCCCCAATAAACGTAACGATAGAAAAGAATATAAAGGTCAGGGAAGAAGATAATGAATGCCCGCCCTAGTTGTACTAGGACGAGCAAACAAAAGGTGTGAGAAGAGATGTCCACAATACACCAAAAATAAAATTAATGCAACACTTGACTTTATAATATATCTTCCCATATAGTTTACAGAAAGTAAAAATAACAAAAAGGAGAAGAAAAATGGCTGATACAGCTAAATATAAGTCACTTTCTGTTGCAATAGCAACTTGGAAAGAACTTGGAATACAGGCAGAAAGAACAAATAGAACTAGATCTAAAATGGTAGATAAACTTTTAAAGTTCTATAAAGAAAACAGAGGAGAAAGAACAAATGGAAGACAGAACTCATAAAATCATTTGTCACGATTGTGGTGGTAATGGATATCGTAGAGATTGTTATGGTGAAGTATATCAATGTAAAGAATGTAAATCACAAGGTGAGATAACATTTACAGAAGAGGAAATGTTAGAAAACATTGATGATGCAGGGATGCCAGTATGACATATAAAATTAAAGTTATGATATTATGTTTATTGTTAGCTGGTTGTCTTGGTCCAGAACTACTACGAGTAAGTGGTGTTGGAATAAAAATGGGGGATATAATAACAGTTCCTCATAAAATAGAAACTTTAAAGAAAGATAAAAATGACTAAAAGAAAAATATCTGGCTACTATGGCTATTGGTGCCATGTTAAAAAGAAACGTGTGTTTAAAACTTTATATGAAAAAAGAAATTAAAAAATACGAACCAAATGTTTGGGTGTTGATAGTAATTATTAGTTGGTTATTATTAATCTTATCCGTACTCATATATAAATGAAACGTGGACCAAATGATTTAGATGAAATTATTTATCGTCTAACAAAAGAAAATAAAAAGTTAAAAAGTAAATTAAAGCTTTTATCTTCTAAAAAATTAGTTGATAAAATTTTAAAATGTAAGGAGAGTATGTGACTAAAAATATTATAAAGATAAATGATTATCTAGGTGTTGCAGTTAAAAATGTACATAATGGTAATGATATAATTGTTATTAGAAAAAATAATCCAAATTTAACTATGAAACTTAGACATGAGAAAAACAAAAAAAGATTTAGAGCTTGAGTTTATTTATAACGAACTATTTGATAAGATGGTTGAACTAGTTCTTCGTTATAATGAACCACAGATTGTAGCTTCTACCATGATGGCGCAAGCAATGCGATTATATAAAACTGTATTTAAACATGATGGAGAATTTAGAGAAGCTATGGACACTATTATGAAACAATCTAAAGATATAAAACCTTTTAATCATACTACATTACATTAATGAAAGATAAAAAAAGAAGATCAGAATGGGGTAAAGGTTGGGATGGAAAATCTCGTATACCAGATGAAACATTTAAAAAGAATTACGATGAAATAGATTGGTCTTACGTAAAAAAAGAAGAAAATAAAAAAGATGATAAGTAGGTCTATTAAAGGTGTATGTTCAGAATTAATCGCTGTAAAAGAACTTTTAAAAAAAGGTTATTATGTTGCTAGATCAATGGACCCACAATGTCCATTTGATATCGTTGTGGTTGATAAAAAAGGCAAAACCACTTTATATGATGTTAAGTCCGTATCTCGTCGTAAGACCCAAAGTTATAATTGTAAACCAGGAGATACAATTAATCGTTCTGTATCGAAAAAACAAAAATCGTTGGGCGTTAAGATATATTACGCTGAAGGAAATTAGAAATTTTATTATTGGAATGATTATATTATCTTACATTATAAGAATATTTATATGAAACATAATCCTAAATTCATCTATCCTAAATCAACGCGTGCAACGGTAGACGGACATCGTCACTATGATCTAGGTGCAGCAAAACTTCCATCGGTAACAACGATTCTATCTGCAACTCAACCGGAGGAGAAACGTAAATCACTGGAGTTGTGGCGCAGACGAGTAGGCGAGGCTGAAGCAGCGCGGATCGTGGATAGTTCTGCAACGCGTGGAACGGCTATGCATACCATTATTGAAAGCTTTTTAACTGGTCAATATCATTTAGATTTAACTGATATAGGTCGTAATGCTCATACCATGGCTCAAACCATTATAGATAATGGATTAAAGAACAAAATCAGTGAATATTATGGCATAGAAGCTACCATGTATTACCCAGAACTATATGCAGGTGCTACCGATTTAGTTGCAGTTCATGATGGAAAAGACAGCATTATTGATTTCAAACAGTCTAATAAACCAAAGAAACGCGAATGGATTCATGACTATTGTTTACAGCTTGCAGCCTATGCAATGGCTCACAACGTAGTACATGGTACTCAAATACAAAAAGGAGTTATTATGATGGTAACTCCTGAAAATATTTATCAAGAATTTATAATAGAAGGTGAAGAACTTAAAAAATATAAACACGAATTTTTAAAAAGGATAGATCAGTTTTATGGAAAAAAATAATTATCATAAAGAATGGTACATAAAAAATAAAGATAAAGTATTACAACAATCTAAAAATTGGTATGCAAAGAATAAAAATAGAAGAAAAATAACTTTTAAATCTTGGTATGAAAAGAATAAAGATAAAGCAATAAATAATTCTAGAAAATGGTATTCTGAAAATAAAGAAAGAAAAAGTAAAACATCTAAAGATTGGTATGTAAATAACAAAGAACATCACAATAAAAAAATGAAGGTATGGAGAGATAATAACAGAGAAAAAATGAAAGAGCTTAGTAAAGAGTGGTATGAGAAGAACAAAGAAAGAATAGCGATGAAAGCGAAGGTTTGGTATCAAAATAATAAAGATAAAAAAAGTTTAACAAATAAATTATGGAATATAAAAAATAGAAAAAAAATTACTGAACGATTAAGAAATAGAAGAAAAATAGATCCTACTTATAAATTAATAATGAATTTAAGAAGAAGAACTTTACTTGCATTAAAAGGTAAGAACAAAAGTGCTAGCACTATGACTTTACTTGGAGTTCCTAATGTAGAATTTTTATGGTTACATTTAGAAAAATTATTTAAGCCTGGAATGACAAGAGAAAACCACGGAAAATGGCATATAGACCACATAAAACCTTGTTCATCTTTCGACTTGACAAAACCTGAAGAACAGGCAAAATGCTTTCATTATACAAACTTACAGCCCTTATGGGCCAGCGAAAATCTGTCAAAAGGAAACAGAATAAGCTAATTCAATCAACTAACATTGCCGGAGGACTACGTGAATAATTTAAAACATTATGTACTGTATGGATCAATCGCTCTTCTTTGGGCCATTATTATCCTCTTTGTGGTATTTTCAGAACCCGCCTTTGGCTACACTAATAACAAGGAATTTATACAATCCGTCAATAAATGCGCTGATTATCTTGATAAAAGATATAAAAAGGAAGAAAGAATACCAAGAAAATTATTACTTACACAGGCGGCTTTAGAATCTAACTATGGTCGTAGTCGTTATGCTTTAGAGGGAAACAATTTAATGGGTATATATCAGTTTAAAAATTTACATACTGGCATGGCACCTAGTCAGAACCCAAATGCACCGTTTAGAGTGGCTAAATTTAAGTCTAAATGCCATTCTATAGACTATTACATAAATTTGCTTAATACGAAGGATTCTTACAAATCGTTTAGAAATGAACGTGAATTACAGTCAAAACTGCGCGTTAATGACGTAAATCGCTATTTTAACCTGCTTTATAACTATTCTACTAACCCAGAATATCCACAACTATTAAAAAGAACTTATAAAGAAATAACTGATATGGGTTTTTAACCACTTGACATTCTGGGAATTTATACTATATTAATTCTATAACTAATAAAGGAGAAAGAAAATGCTTGTAAAAGAACTAATTGCAGAACTTTTGGAATATAATGTAAATGATGAAGTTAAAATTGTTTTATCTAATCTTCCAAATGATGTTTATTATAGAGCTGATATCAGTGATTTAGATATAGATGGATATGGAGATACGGTTGATATTACATTGTCTCCTTTTCAATTTTATAAAGATGGAAAGCCATCAACTGATCCAAAAAGACATCATACTCATGAGAATAGCTTTGCGAAGTATTTAGATGAAAATATTAAGGAAAAATGCCCAGAATTTATAGATTATGTAAAAGATGGTGAATATATGGATAAAAATGATAATTGATTTAATGTGGGGTTTTTAGGCCCCACACCATTTGCTTACTCGTCTTCGTCTTCGTCATCGATATCATCGTCTAGGTCTTCGTCTTCGTTACATTGACATTGATTATTCTCAAGCTCTATAACTTTATCTCTTAAAGTGTCTAGATCTTCTTGGATTCTATCCATGATATCTTCTATTGATTGTTTCTTTTTAGCCATGCTGAATTACCCCCTATCCGCGATCCGCTAATAGCAGATCATTGTGGCAAGGCAAGGGAATAGTGGTCCGTGGAGGCCGTGGCGTGGTCCGGGGAGCGTGGATCGTTGATTTATATAGCTTTTTTCTTGTTCCGCCACCATAAGGGAGATTTTAGGGGTAGTGATGAATATTTTTTTTGAAAAAAAATACCGTGGCGGCGTGGCGTCGTGGCGTTTTGTTGTATACCAACGGTTCTAGCTGTTTTGACAAAAAGACGCCGTGGCGAATCGTTGGTATTGGCTACTGTTCGCTTGGCGTTCTCATCGTTTTACGCCATTTAGATAAAAAAGTGTTGGTATTGGCTGCTCATCTATAGTCTGCGCGCGAGACTTTTTTTTGGTATTTTTTTCTTAATTGACCCCCTAAAATTCCCCTTATATAAAACTGGTAATGAAAATAGACAAGTTTCCTAGAATTAAACTACATTGGATAGATATACTTGGTGATACAGGTTGGGCTGATGATGATGAGTTTAGTGAAATGGAATGCAGTACTTGTGTAAGTGAAGGATTTCTATTTCATAAAGATGATACAAAGCTAATGACGTTTTCATCTTATGAATCAGATTCAGATGGAAATATAATTAGTTTTGGAGATCGTAATGTTTATCCAATTGGATGCGTTAAAGAAATTGTTTACCTTTAATTGTCCCTGGAAGACAACTGCTGGATGTTTATTATTAAACAACTGCAAATGTAAAAACAATTAACTATTTGATATTAATTCTTCTTTTTGATTTGTATTATCTTTTGATTCTTCTTTAACTGTTTCAAAGTCTGCTTCTACTAATAAACCTTTATTATCTTCTAAAATCTGTTTCATCTTTGCTTCTAGTTCAGCAGGAGTTAAACTATCTAATGAACCATATTTAATAATTTTTTGATCGATATATAAACCTGCAGCTTTACCTCTAGCAACTTCAGCATTGATAGCAGCAGACCATGCACCTTTCTGTCTAGATTCCTCTCTAAGTTTAGCAAGTTCAGCAATATGATTTTCAAATGTAACTTCATATTTCTTTTGCATCTCTTCTCTTAGTTCACCAATATATTTAACAACTAATGGAGATATCTTTGGATTAGTTAATTCATGTCCAGCTTGTCTAGGTCTTGTTTCATACCCAGCTTCCATTGCACATTCAGTTTTAGTTTTTCTACCTTCGTTAAAAACTAATAACTCTGCAAATTTTATTTGTCGTTCTGTTAATTCTTTTGGTACACCCATAATATTGACATATATCGTAACTTATAGTACAAATCAATCGTAACATTAATCTCCGATGAAATGGTGTGGGGTCGGCTTACGAGAAGATGAATGATTATGCCTTCAGATACTGGGCCCCACCTAAAATATTATGGTAAACGGTAAAACACTATTAAGTATATTAACTAAGTTTGTTAAAGGTTCTGAAGTTGGAGCCAATGCACGTATTCAAGTTCAAATGCCTAATGGAGATCTACATGACATCACTGAAGTTAAATTAATGGAAAACATGTTGATCGGTCCATATGAAACTCACAGAATTGTATTAGTTACAGAGAAAGAAAAACATAAAATGTCTAAAGTTATACGCTCCAGTCAAGTCGTTTAGGTACGATGAAACCAGAGTCTAAATTTTGGCAACAAGTTAAGAAAAATACACCTAAAATTAAATGGACAAGACTTGAATCTTGGGCATCCTTTGGAGTTCCAGATCTATTGGGATATCATGATTCTTGTGGATTTTTTATGGTTGAACTTAAAGTAGCGAAGGGTAATAAAATACATCTTTCACCTCATCAGATTCTATTTCATACAACCATGACAAAGCGTAATTTTATCCTAGTAAGAGGTGCCTCTGCCTCTTCTGTAAAACTTTATCAAAGCTCCGCGATCCACGAACTACGCACCTCGCTGCGCGATGCGAAGACCGCGGCCCAGGATGATTGGACCGCGATCCAGGAGGCATTAATCGGAGGCGATTAATTCTTGAATCTATTTGCGTTTAACGTCCCGCGATTCGCGGTACTTCTTATCAAAATCGTCTGTTTGCTTATTGTCAGCATAAATCATATACCAATATAACATCACACCAACCAATAACGTTACGCCGGCCCCCGTTACGAGGAACGCGTATAGTTCTTTAAAGAACTCAATCATTGGCAACTCCAATCTGATATCTTCTCGTTCACCGCTTCTTCTAAAGTCTCTGCTTCTGCAATGATATCTTCATGCGGCGCAAGACCCAAGGATCGCGCTTCGTCAATAAACATTGTAGATAAGTGAGAAGCTTTGCCCATAAACTCACCTTCATTATACTTGCCACTTAACCAGTCGTGGAAGTAGTTGTGTGATAATTGTTCTAATGTCATTACTCATCCTCCTTTGTTGGTTTGTTAAGTGCGAAATCAATTATATCTTTAATCTCTTCCGCGCTATTCTTGCCGTTGATAACATCAAGGAATAGATCCGCGATATCATCCATATCAGCATTGAACTGATATAAGTCTTGTCTTGTTACTTGTTTCATAATCATCCTTTCTATTTATAATAATAGATTATCCCATAATAATAGTCAAGTCAATATATAAATAAATATTTATCAACGATCCACGAATCGAGAACAGGGAAACGCGATATGTCAATGCGACATATTGTCGCAGGCGCGCCTGCGTTGTACACGTGTAGGTTGTGCGCACGCTCGCGCATAGGTTGTGCGCCGCTGCGCGGCTCTCCTTTCTTCGGGCCCGCTTCGCGGGCCGTGGGTCGGGGATTGGTATGCCGTTGCATTGTGGATACAGTGTTGCAAAAATGTCACGACCGCTGCGCGGGCGGGGTGCAGCCCTCGCCGCTTCGCGGCTCGGGGACGGCGCGCTGTTGCGCGCCTCCTTGTGGGTCCCAAGGGATCTAGTATGCCGATAGTCCGTGACCCCCCATCCCCCTTAAAATATATAGGGGTCCCAACAGATTACCCTTTAGACCTAGATTTAGACATTCAACCGTGATAAATACATTGTAAAAAAATATCAAAGGTGCAAAAATTTTATAAAAAATTTTATGGATTTAAGTAAGATAGATCTGAATAAACTCCCCGTGGATGCACGTAAGGATTTTATGAAGTATGCAATAAAGTTAGATGAGAAGAAAAAAGAAGAAAAGGTACATAAAGACTTCTTAACTTTTGTAAAATCAGTCTGGCCAGATTTTGTTGAAGGCTCGCATCATAAAAAAATTGCTGATCAATTTAATCGTCTTGCAGAAGGAAAGATTAATAGACTAATTATTAACATGCCTCCTCGACATACGAAGTCAGAGTTTGCATCATTCTTACTTCCTGCTTGGATGATTGGTAAGAATCCTAAATTAAAAATTATTCAAACAACCCATACAACTGAACTTGCGGTACGCTTTGGTAGAAAAGCAAAACATTTAATTGATAGCCAAGAATATAAAACATTTTTTAAAACTACATTGCGCGAAGATTCACAAGCCGCGGGCCGTTGGGAAACGGAACAAGGTGGTGAATACTTTGCAGCGGGTGTTGGCGGGGCGATCACGGGCCGCGGAGCGGATTTACTTATTATTGATGACCCGCACTCGGAACAAGATGCTATGAATCCAGAATCATTGGAGCGTGCTTATGAGTGGTATACTTCAGGTCCACGTCAGCGATTACAACCCGGTGGAAAAATAGTTGTGGTTATGACGCGTTGGTCGTTGAAAGATCTTACCGGAGCGTTGATCGGGGCTCAAAAAGAATTAAAGTCAGATCAATGGGAGGTTGTAGAATTTCCAGCTATCCTTCCAAACAATACTCCTGTATGGCCAGAGTATTGGAAGTTATCAGAATTAGAATCTGTAAAAGCATCATTGTCTATTCAGAAATGGAATGCTCAATGGATGCAGAATCCTACATCAGAAGAAGGATCAATCATTAAGCGTGAATGGTGGCGTAAGTGGGATAGAGATTATATTCCATCTTTGTATCATGTGATTCAAAGTTATGACACGGCATTTCTTAAAAAGGAATCTGCTGACTTTTCAGCTATTACGACTTGGGGTGTATTTTATCCAAGCGAGGATAGCGGACCGAATTTAATACTATTAGATTCTGTAAAAGAAAGATTAGAGTTTCCAGAGTTAAGACGTAAAGCATTAGAACAGTATTACTATTGGAAACCCGATTCGGTGATCGTGGAATCAAAAGCATCAGGATTACCGCTAACTTATGAATTACGTAAAATGGGTATTCCAGTCATTAACTTTACACCAAGCAAAGGAAATGATAAGCACTCTAGAGTAAATGCTGTAGCACCGTTATTTGAATCAGGTCAAATATGGGCTCCAGAACATAAGTTTGCAGAAGAGGTTATTGAGGAATGCGCGGCATTTCCATATGGAGATCATGATGACCTCGTTGACTCAATGACACAGGCTGTAATGAGATTTAGACAGGGTGGCTTTATTGAACACCCAGAGGACTATGCAGATGAAAAAATTATTCATGGGGAAAAGGAATACTACTAAATGAAACAAATCCTATTTAAACTTTTTGAAAATTTAAAACAATTAGGAATTAAACCTAATATTGGTAGTAGAACAAATGTAACTCCAATACCAGGATCAGAAATAGATAGATTAATTAATAGAAAAGTTACTCCAAAAGAATTTGATTATTCAAAACCAGAAGTTGTAGATAGTATCAAAAGCATAGTTCAAAATGCTTCTGACTATGTAGGTCAATTTACAGAAAGACAATTAAAAACATTTAATGATAACGTTGAAAGAATTATAGGTGCTGTTAAACCAAAAGAAACAACTGCTGAAGTTGTAGATCTTGCAACTAAAGAAAAGATTACAGGTCCAGGACTTGAAAGTTTAATGAGAGAAAAAGGAGTTGCTCCTATTAGTAGAAAAACTATTGAAGCTGAAACTTTAATTAAACAATTTTTAGATGATGATTTAATTTCATTAAATGCAAAACAAATAGATCAATTATCTAGAGGTAGAGCTGAAGATGTATTTGAAAATATATTTGGAAGTAAAGCTAAAGAATTAATTACAGGTAAGAATACTAATGAAAGTTTAAATGAAGTTTATAATAAATTAAAAACTACTAAAGATGCAAGAGGAAGATTACCCGATGATCCAAACTTTGATCCATCGGATATAAACTTTAAAGATGGTGGATCTGTATCTGAAGACGTTAAAAAATTACTTAAAGAAGAATTTATAGAATTAATTAATGCGGATCCTGAATCATTTCCAGATACTAATGCTGGGTTTAGAAGATTTTTAAAACGTAAAGGATCACCAGTATTCAATTATAAAAAAGGCGGTAGAGTTAATTTAAGGCAAGGTGGAGGATTATATCCAGAAGAACTATTGCCATTAATAGGTAAAGACACTGAATTAAGTAACAGAGAATTAGAAAAATTATTTTCTGAAAGTGATATGTCAGAAGAAGACATATCTAAATATTATAAAAAATATCCAATAAAATTAGGTGATTTAGAAATTAATCCTAGAGTAAATATAACTTCAGGTGATTTTTCTCCAAATCCTTTTACAACAGTTTCAGATAAATCACAGTTATCTGGCGGTGATATTAGATATAAAATAAAAGATGGAATATATGCAACTGGAAGTTTAGACAAACAAAGAAATTCTAGAAATATAAAATATGATTTTCCTTTTATGGATGAGGCAATTACACAATCAAATACTTATAAAAGAAGTCCATATACAGTAGGTTTAGATTATGAAGGAGATCAATCAGTAATAACTTCTACTTATGATCCAGAACAAAAACAATTTAACATTAGAGGCACTTATCTATTTGAACCAGGTGGTGGTTTGAATAAATTATTTAAAGGATATGGTGGAATGAAAAAAGGTGGTGTAGCTAGTTTATTTAAAAAAAGAAAACGATACGCGGATGGTGGATCTCTAACACCTATGACTATAAAAATAAAAGATAATGGGGATTTTTTAGTAACTAATAGTTTGGGAAACTCAACTTTATATAAAGCAGACTCACAGGAATATATGCAAAATTTAATAAATTATGGAGGGTATTCTTTTTCTGGTCAACAAGGTTCAACAGGAATGTCTACACCTACAACAACTGAAATCCCAACAGTAGATCCTTTCTCTGGGCAACAAGTTTCAGCACAAGATCAAGCAGCGTTTACACAACCACAACCAGAAATATTTCCACAACAAGAATTACCAACTGTGTCACCAGAAGAATTTCAACCGTATCAAGCACAATCAACTCCTTATGATTTTATAAGTAGTCAATTACAAAATATTTTTAATAACCCAGCTGTTAAAGGATATTCAAATTTTATAACAGGATCAGGAAATCCTTTTCAAGATATAAATCAATTTACAACAGCACAGCAAAACGTAATAAATCAAGCAATTCAAAATGCAACCAACCAAGGTAGAACAAATATAACTTATGCAGATTATCCACAAACTGGAATTGCTCAACTTATGGATGATGGATTTACTCCAATGGAATATTTAAAAACTTTAGGTTCTTCAATGTTTGGAAATCCAGTAGATCAAATAAAAACAACTTTAGGACAATTTAGTTATAATCCAGAAACTAATAAAATATTTGATAGATATGATTTTCAAAGACAATCAGGAAATAATTTAGGAACTCCCTATGATGTAAATATAAATTTAAGAAACAATCCTGTACAAAGAACAGTAAATGTTGGAAGTTCAGATATAGGTACTCAAGCATTAGGTGCATCTGTAGGTAATCTAGATTTTGCTACTATAAATGCTTTAAGAAATAATGCTGATCTATTAAATACTATAACAGGACAAACAGCAAATATGGCTAACGGTGGATTGACAAATACGATACCACCTGCTAGAGGTCCTAATTCACAAGGTGTTGAATCATTATTTACAAGAAGATATAATTAATCATGGCTGAAATAGATAAATCATTACCGAATGTTACTCCAACTCCGTCGGATCCAGAATTTAAAGAACAAGAAATTGCTTTAGAACAAACACAAGAAATTACACCCATTGAGAATGTTGAAATGAATCAAATGGAAGATGGCGGTGTAGAAATTTCTTTTGATCCAACTCAAGAATTACAATCAGATAATCATTCTTCAAATTTAGCAGAAGTAATTGATGAACAAGAATTAGGACAAATAGGTGCAGATTTAGTTGATAACTATCTTGAATATCGTTCTTCAAGACAAGATTGGGAAACAACTTATACAAATGGTTTAGATCTTTTAGGATTTAAATATGAAAGACGAACAGAACCATTTAGAGGTGCATCAGGTGTAACACATCCAGTACTTGCAGAATCTGTAACTCAATTTCAATCACAAGCTTATAAAGAATTATTACCAGCAGATGGACCGGTACGAACTCAAATCATTGGAGCAATAACTCCTGAAAGATTAGATCAAGCATCTCGCGTTAAAGATTTCATGAACTATGAGATTATGGATGTGATGAAAGAATACGAACCTGAATTTGATCAGATGCTATTCTATTTACCATTATCAGGATCTACATTTAAAAAAGTTTATTATGATGAATTATTAGGAAGAGCTGTATCTAAATTTATTCCAGCTGAAGATTTAATAGTTCCTTATTCTGCAACTTCATTAGAAGATGCTGAAGCAGTTATTCATACAATTAAAATTTCAGCAAATGATTTAAGAAAACAACAAGTAAGTGGTTTCTATAGAGATGTTGAACTTGGTGAGCCAGCAATACAAACAGATGAATTAAAAGAAAAGAAACAAAAATTAGAAGGTATTAGAGTTGAAAGACAAGATGATATTTATACATTATTAGAATGTCATGTTTATTTAGATCTGCCAGGATTTGAAGATAAAGATCCACAGACTGGTGAGCCCACAGGAATTAAACTTCCATACGTTGTAACTATTGAAGAATCTTCTAGAGAAGTTTTATCTATAAGACGTAACTATTCTGAAACAGATCCTAAGAAAAATAAAATTAATTACTTTGTACACTTTAAATTTTTACCAGGTTTAGGATTCTATGGTTTTGGTTTAATTCACATGATTGGTGGATTGTCACGTACTGCAACAAGTGCTTTAAGACAGTTATTAGATGCAGGAACATTAGCTAACTTACCAGCTGGATTTAAAATGCGTGGTATTAGAGTTAGAGATGATGCTCAACCATTACAACCAGGAGAATGGAGAGATGTAGATGCTCCAGGAGGAAATATTAAAGATAACTTTATGGCATTGCCATTCAAAGGACCAGATCAAACATTATTACAATTAATGGGGCTTGTAGTTCAAGCAGGTCAACGCTTCGCGTCCATCGCTGACTCACAAGTGGGTGAAGGAAATCAACAAGCGGCTGTAGGTACGACGTTAGCATTATTGGAACGTGGTTCAAGAGTTATGTCTGCAATACACAAAAGAATTTATGCTTCATTAAAACAAGAATTTAAATTATTAGCAAATGTATTTAAAACATATTTACCACCAGTATATCCTTACGATGTAGTAGGTGGAAATAAACAAATCAAAGTTGCGGACTTTGATGATAGAGTTGATATTGTTCCAGTTGCAGATCCAAATATATTCTCTCAAACACAAAGAATTAATTTAGCACAAACTGAAATGCAACTTGCGATGTCTAAT